AGTGCCTTATCAGCAATGTTAGACGCAGAACAAAATTACCAAGATATATTAAAAGAAAATGAAAGGTTATTAGATAAAAGAAAGAAAGCCGATCAAAAGGTTACAGAGGTCGAGGGTAAATTAGAAAGACAAAAACAAAAGATAACTGATATAGAAGATAAATTGGCAGACGCTAGAAAGAATGCAACATTAATAACCGATGAAGAAAAACTTGCAATTCTAAGACAAGAAGAGGCAGTAAGAAGATTAAATGAAATAGAAGATAAATCAGAATTACAGAAACAAGAATTAATTGTTGCACAAAATAGATTAAATCAAATACGTCAAGAGGCAATCGGTGATGATCGTGAAGTAATTAGATTAAAAAATGAATTAGAACAGGCTGAAAGAGAACAGATAAGGTTACTTGATGATCTAAAAGACGCACAAGAAAGATTTAATGAGGCAAACAAAGAGTTTCAAGAATTAAAACAACCACAACATTTATTAAAAATTGCAGAGGCAAAAAGAGAATTGGATAAAGCCATTTCAGATGTTAAGGCATTTGATAGTCTAAAAGGTGCCTTAGATATGATTGCCAAAAGTACAGGTCAAACATTGGCTGATATTTACAAAGATATTATGGCAGTAATAAATATGAAACCACCAACTGCAACAACAGGTGGCGGAGGTGGTACACCACCACCAGTTATACCATCACCGGGTCCAGAAACATTTACATTACCAAGTGAAACAACTGCAACACAAAGAGTTTTGGCAGATTCAAGATTTAATGGTGGGTCAGGTGTAACAACAATATTAAATATTCAAAATAATATACAAGGTGAATTTAATCCAGATGATGTTGCGATAAAGGTTGTTGAGGCACAAAAAAGAGGTCTAAAGGTTATTTTATGAGTGTTGCTTTTGACTCAAATGTAACACTAACAATAGAGGTTGCATTTGATTCTAACCCATTTGATACAAGCCCAAGTTTTACAGATATATCTGCCTTTGTAAGATCATTTACAACGGCAAGAGGTAGGGTCAATGAATTAGGACAGTTTGGTGCAGGTACATTAACATTATTATTATCGAATGCAGATAATAGATTTAATCCAACAAATACATCTTCACCATATTTTGATTCATCGGCAGGTAAAACAAAGATACAACCTTTAAAAAGGGTGAGGGTTTCTGCTGTTTATGATTCAGTAACATATAGAGTGTTTGAGGGTTTCTTGGATAAAATACCGGTATCTTATCCAGCAAATGGTAATGATTCAGTCGTAACAATTACTGCGTCTGATGCATTCAGAATTTTTAGACAAGGTGATATTCAGGCAAGAGGTTTTAGACTAGGTTTGCCAGGATTTTCTGAAGTAGGACAATCTACAAGATTATCGTTTACGCCAAATACAAATGAATTATCAAGTACAAGGGTAACAAATATTTTAAATGCAATTGGTTGGCCTTCTGATCGTAGAGATATAAATACAGGTACATTACAGGTAGGTACACAACAATCAACAGATAATGTTTTAACAGCATTACAAGAGTGTGAAACTGCTGAAAATGCGCAATTATTTATATCTGCAGACGGTAAGGTAACATTTAGAAATAGGGATTATAGATTATCAAATACAAAGGCAATCAATGTACAAGCAACATTTAGTAATGACGGATCAAATTTACCTTATACAGATGTTGGTATCTCATTTGATGATGAAGAAATAATTAATATTTATGAATGGCAAAGAGAGGGTGGAACAACACAATATATTGCTGATACCGATTCTGTTTTATCATATGGTGCATTTGTAAACCAACAAACAACAATAAATATTTCAGATACAAATGTTGCCTCAATTATTTCACAAAAGGTTGCAGAAACATCAACACCAATAAAAAGATTTGAAAAATTGAGCATAAATCCAAGACAAAATACGCTAATATGGAATCAAGCACTCGGTAGAGAGTTTGGCGATAGAATCAAAGTTAAGGTTGTAAACCCAGACGGATCATCGTTTGAAGATGAGGTGCTAATAGAATCTATCACACATGAGGTGTCTGCACTTGCACAATCATGGAACTGGACACTAACATTAAGTCCAGCAGGTTCTTCAGCATGGATATTAGGTCAAGCTAAACTAGGTGAGGGTACAAGGTTTGCATACGCATAAAGAAAGGTAATAATGGCAGGCGCAGGTTTTAAAGTATACGCAACTGGTGATCTAATCACCGCAACAGAATTCAATACATTTTTGCAAGAACAGGTAATAATGGTTTTTGCCGATAGCTCTGCTAGAGATTCTGCCGTGTCAAGTCCAAGTGAGGGCATGTTTTGTTTTCTAAAAGATTCCGATACATTACAATTTTACAATGGCGGATCGTGGGCAAGTTTTATTGGCGACGGTGATATTACAGGTGTAACAATTACAACAGGGTCTACATCTGGTTTATCTGGTGGTGCAACTGCAAGTTCTGGTGCGTTTTCATCAACATTAGTTATTGCACCAAACCAAGCCACATCGGCAACAGTCGCAGGGTCAGATATTGTTTTGATCGGTGATGCTGATGATAGCAATAATTTAAAAAAGACAACTGCACAAGATATTGCGAATTTGGCAGGTGGCGTAACATTAGGTTTAGTATTAGCATTGAGCTAGAAAGGATAAAAAATTGGCAGATGTATTAGAAGGCGTTGTAGGAACATTAGGAACAAGTAACGCAGATTTATTAGACGCAGTAGGGTCATCAACAACTGAAACAATTATTGGCATGTCTTTTGCTAATGTAAATTCAAGCAGTCAAGATGTAACGATTGACATTGAGATTGTAAAGTCTGGAGGATCTACTACACCACATCTTCTAAATGATGTAACTGTACCCGCAGGAACAACGCTTGTTTGGGAAACAAAGGTAGTTTTAACAACAGGCGACAAGATTCAGGGATTGTGTTCAGCAGCATCAAGTATAGATTTTACAATTAACTATCTGAAACAAACATAGGTGTTCTATGTCATTTGGTTATATTGGCGACACATCTACGAGTGTCAAACAACAGGTTAAGAATAAAGGCATATTAAGTACACAAGAAAGTTTTGATCTTGAACGACAAGGTTTTCTTGGTGGTAGTTTAAAACACATTTCAACAACATCTTTTAGTAGTTCAAGTGCAGTAGATATTACAAGTGGTTTTACAGGTTTTGAGTGTTTTTTAGTTCATATACAAAATTTGACAGGTAGTACAAATATGAATATAGGTATGCAGTTTTATGAAAGTGGAGTTTTAGAAACTGCTGCTGTTTATCATGAGGCAAGACAATATGTTCAAACCGATAGTGGTAATGGGGAAGAACGCAGTACATCTTCTACAAAATTAACAATGAACTCATTTCAAAGTACAGATAGTTGTAGTTTATATATTTACTTTTTTAAATTTACAGATAGTTCTAAATTTAGTTATATGACCTTTAAAAATGCACCAAGTTATGTTGCAGACTATGAATATAAATTTGGTGGTGGTATGTTGGCACAAACAAGTGTTGTTGATGGAGTGAGATTTTTACCGAGTACAGGCACAATGTCAGGCAGTATAGAACTTTATGGGATCAAAGATATATGAGTAATTTAAGATTATTAAACAGTAGTTCTGGTACAGGCGTTTCAACTTTGTCTGTTACAGATGTTTTTACAGATGATTTTGATATTTATAAAATTAAAATAACTTGTGCTAGTGGTTTGGAACAAGAAACAAATTTACAGTTTATTAATTCAGGTGGTAGTGTTGTAACTTCAGATTATGAACACGCACAACTTTATATGAGAGGATATTCAGCATTTACAGAAGTTGTTTCATCTTCAGATTCAGATATAAGGTTAGTAACAGGCGATGAAGATAGTTTTGGTGGAAGTGCGCTTATTTATGTATTTAATCCAAGAAATTCATCAGCTTATACTTTTGTAGCGTTTAATGGATCACTTGCAATAGATTTATCAGATGATAATGCACCAGATTTTGCCTCAAATAGAGGTATCGGTGTTTTAAAACAAACTAATGTTATAAATGGTTTTCGTTTAGCAAATAATAATGCAAGTGCAACAGTTGATTATACTGCTATCACTTATGGATTGAGGGTAGATTAATGGGATTAGAACAAATAGCAACGCATACAGTAACAACAGGAAATGAGGCACAAAATGTTATATTAACAGGTATAAATTCTGATAATGTACATTTACTTACAGGTACAAATATCCAAGTTGGTGGTAGTGGTGGTACATGTGATATTACTCCAACAACAGGCGGGAGTTCAGATACAACTTCAAATATTAATGTTGCATGGATAGATTTAAAATCAGGTGGATCATTTCAAAAATTTGGTAATAATGGACAAACTATTTGGCGTGTTACTGACGGTATGGGTGTTACACCAACCTCTGCAAGTTTTTTTATGTATTTGTATAATTTTAATAGTAGCTCTTTAAACAGTAATATTCTTATGACAGTAACATCATTTAATGGCTCAAATCTTAGGGGTTATCAACAGGGTGGTATTAAAACAGAAACAACTGCTCACGACGGTGTTAATATAAATACAAATCAAACAGGTGGTGGTGGTTTCCAAAATGGCTCAAAATTTACATTGTATAAGGTAATTTAAATGAGTAAAGAATATGGCTACATAGGAAAAGAAGTTACACAAGCTTTTAGAGATAATAAAGGTATTTTCAGTGTTACAGATGTTTATGACTTAGACCAAGATAATAAATGGACAAATCTAGCCATTGGACAATTAGAATTAATTGAAACAAAAACAATATCAGATGATAGTTCTGTATCATTTCAAAATTTAGAACTGAACAGTCAGGAAGTACAGATTATTCAAGATCATTTAGAAGTGGTTTTTCTAATGGCTCTGGATTTTATGATGATAAAGATGCAGATTTAGATAGGTTAAGATTGAATGCAGAACATGGTGGTTTTGATCCAGAAACAAGTAATGCATATTTGTATATGTATAATGCTTTACTTACAAGTAAAACTTTTTTCAGTCAATTTTGGACTTATCAAGATAAGAACAATGAAACTGCTTTTAGGTATGGAACAGGAAGTTATAATAGTCAAGATGTATTGTCTGGTGTAAAATTTTATCCAAGCACTGGATTTTTAAGAAGTGGCACGATCTCTATTTATGGGCAAAGGAGTTTTTAATGTTACAGTTTTTGAGAGAAGAAAAAGCCTATGATGTTGCAAACCTTAATGTTACAGATATTTTTACAAGTGAATATGATTTATACCACATGAATATTGTTGCTTATGTAAATTCTGATTTTAGCAATTATTTATTTGGTAGATTAATTGACAGTAGTGGATCTGTAATTACAGGTAGTGAGTACGATATGGCTTTGAAAAATCTGCGTTCTTATACAACATCAACACAAAACAATTTCACATCTACTGATGCTTTTCAACTTGGCTACTCACAATCTGATTCTTTAAATTCAGTAGGTAGTATTACAAAAATTTTTAATCCAGCAGATAGTTCTAAATTTACTTTTGGATTGACTGAAAGCTCAACATTTGTAACAGGTTTTGGTGGTGCAGGTTTAAAAGGTTTTTTTGTACACCGTGTTGCAGAAACTATTTCAGGCATACAATTTCTACCAGCTTCAGCAGATAGTTCAGGTTTTAATTATGTTCGTGTTTTATTTTATGGAGTTAAGTAATGGCAGGTGCTTTAGTTTTAATAGATGAAGAAAACGCAAGTAACAGTTCAAGTGTTTCTCTTACAGGTATTTCAAGCACCTATGATGTTTATGTTTGTTATTTAAGAGGAGTTGTACCTACTGCTGATGCTAATTTTTTAATGAGAACAACAACAGGTGGATCTGCTGATAGTGATAGTGAATATGATAAGGCAAGTGAAATATTTAAAGCTAATACTACCTTTGGTACCACAACAGATACCAATGAGGCACAATGGCGTATAAATAATACAGTTGGTACAGATACAAATGAAGAAACAAACCACGAAATATTTTTGTTTAACTTTAACAACTCTAATGAATATAGTTTTTACACAAACAATAGTGTAAAATTGAACGCAAGTGGTGTTGCTGAAGGACACTTTGGTGGTGGCTCTCATACAGTAAAAGAAGCAAATGACGGGGTAAATTTCTTTTTTGCTTCGGGTAATATTGAGAGTGGTAATTTTAAAATGTATGGATTTCGCAAATAAATAAAGTATGATAAGGAAAGGTAAATAATGGCAAAAACTAAGGAAGAGTTACAGGTAGAAGCAGACGCAGAGATTGAATCTGCTAAGCCAATGTACAAACAAGTTAATAATGATCGCTTGGAGTTTTCTGATGATGATTATGCACAAGCAAAGATTGATCTTGGTAACTATAAATGGGAAAATCAACAGTTCGGATATATTCAAGATAGGCAAGAAGCCTACGGATCGATAGGCGACCAACTTGATATGTTATACCATGACATGACAGCAGGTAAAGGCGATAAGACTGGCGATTGGTACAAAGCAATTAAAAAAGTCAAAGACGATAACCCAAAACCTAGCTAATGGAAATAGATATAATCCGCACACAGTTTGGTAAAGACGCAACCAATGGTCTTTTATTTATTAATGGTGTTTTTGAGTGTTACACATTAGAAGATCAATACCAAGACAAAAAGGTATACGGTGAAACATGTATTCCAGAAGGGTCATACGATGTCGTTTTACGCAAAGAGGGTGGTTTCCATACACGATATGCCAAAAAATATTCATTTCATAAAGGTATGTTGTGGATAAAAGATGTACCACAATTCGAGTGGATTCTATTTCATCTTGGCAATACAGATGAAAATACTGCAGGTTGCATTCTTGTTGGTGATACACAACAAGACCTAGATGTTTCAAAAGACGGTTTTATTGGATCATCTGGTAATGCATATAAAAAGTTTTACCCAAAGGTTGCTGATGTATTAGAAAATGGCGAATCAGTAAGGGTAAATATTTCAAAGATCAAGATTGTTGATATACCAATAAATCAACAATTATCAAATAAAACTGGTACAGAATACATAAATGCAAAAGATGTAAACGAAAAATTATCAGAGATTAATGGGCAACTCAAAATACTTACTGCTAAAATGGACGGTAAGTTAATTCAATAAGATAGGTGTATTATGACCAAAGATTGGTTTACCAAAGTTGGTATTCGTACTTTAAGAACATTTATTCAAGCATTTCTCGGCGTTCTTGTGGCTAGTGGCACAGGCATGGTTGAGGTTGATGTTTTAGAAAACGCATTGGTGGCAGGTTTAGTTGCTGGTGTAACTGCTATACAAAATGGTCTTGAAGATTACCAACCAAAAAATAAAGGATAAAGTGGACTGTTGCGGCAACGGTTGTTGCGCAGGGGGATAAACCCTTACCTTAGAATATTATTAGTTTTATTTCTAACTGCTCCTATACCAGTCTATGCAAATGAGGATCAGACAACAACAACCACTACCACTACCACTACCACAACAACCACAACAATACCGGGTGAGGTTGAAGAGGTAGAAACATTTGATGGACCAGAGATAACAACGACCACAACTGTACCAGATATAGATAATAGTGGTACTAGCACTACAACCACAACAACAACGACTACTACTGTTCCAGAAACATGGGAACAATCAACAGATATTGTCTTACCAGAAGATGAGGTTGATGTAAATGGTAATGAAACCGAGAATAATATACATATAGATAACCAACACAGTAAAGGTAATTGGTCTTGTTGTGGCATGACTGATTATCATATGAATTTACATTATCGTAGGCATGGTGATGATTCAGAAGATTACACATTTGATTTACCAGACGATCATGATATTTACGAGGTTGGTTTTAGAATAGGTGCATTAAATAATGACGGCACTGTTACCTATACACATACTGATGAGACAACACAGGTTAATGTTTTAGAGGGTCAAGATAATTCAAATATACAAACAATGTTTGAAGATGTTGTATATAACATTTATGATTCATTGGAAACATTTATTGATTCTTTTACGATTACGATTAATGATTGGTCTTTATTAGATGATATAAGTTTTAAATATGTAACCACAACCACAACAACAACCACAACGACAACCACAACGACAACAACATTACCACCACCACCAAAACCACCAGATCCGCCACCATTGCCACCAGAGCCAGAGGTGATTGTGGTTATTTTAGATAATGGCGAAGAGGCAGAATATGAACAACATGAGATTGACGACGGTACGGTTGAAAGAGACAACCAAAGAAAAAAGAATTTTGAGATTTACGGGGTAGAATTAACTGATGAACAAATTGAAAGAGGCGACCTAGAGCAATATGATATTGAGATCATTGATGAGCAAGATATGGTTGAAAACCGAGAAGAGTTTTCTAATGATGTTGATTTATCTGATGTTGATGAAGATAGACAACAAGATGAAGTCGAATATGAAACTGATGAAGAAAGAAATACTAAAAAAGAAATTCAAGAATTTAACGAAACAATACTTGAGGTTGAAGAATACCTAGAAGATTTAGAAGAAATAGAAATACAAATAATTGATATCGAAGAAATAAAAGATATAGAAATAATAATTATTGAAGAAGAGGAGTTTTTAGATGAAGAAATTATTACAGATAATACAATTGAAAATAGATCAATGGAAATGGAAAATGTATCTGAAGATAGACAAGATGAATTGGGAAGAGATACGACAGGAACTATTGAACTTTCTGAAGAAGAATTAGAAAAAGAAATAGAAGAATTAGAAGAGGTAGTAGAAATTGAAGAAATATTTACTGAAGAAATAATAGAAGATGAAAAGGCAAAAGAAGAGGCAATCGAACAATATGTTGAAGAGCTTGAAACAGAAGAAGTTATTGAGGTATTGGAAGAGGTTAACGACATTGGACTTGATAATATTGCAGAAGTTAGCCAAGATGTTATTGAAGTGGTAGCACAGGTGGTTGAAGAGGTTATAACTATTGCACAAGAAGAAGATTTAACTGAAGAACAGGTAGAGGTTGTAGCAGAGGTCTTAGGGTTTGAAGAAACAGAAGATGTTGAAATTATTGCAGAGGCAGTAAAGACCGATCAAAATGTAGCACAGGCTGTTGATGAATATATCGAAAGAGCAGTAGAAAATAAAGATGTAGAAAATTACACATTGGCAGATGCAACAACAGAAATAGCATTTGAAACTTTTGTAGCAGACCCTATCAGTGTTATTATTGATGTAGATTTAGAGAATATAACTCTAAATAACATAACAAGCGATATGACACAAGACCAAAAAGAAAAAGCGCAAGAAGTCATAGTACCTACATTATTGGTAAAGATTGCGTCATTGGCTTTTAGGAGGTTTAATTGATAGATAAATTGTGGAAATGGCTTGTAGAGGCAGTCAAAGAAACATTAAATTTAAGTTGGACATTGGTTGGATTAATCATTGCAACACTTACATTAACTGGACAGGCACAACAGATAACTGCCCTTGCTACTGTAATTACATTGGCGATTTGGCTTTTAACAATAGGATTTAGAAAATAATGTGTATGGTTACAAAAAAAGAGGACGGATCTTTTATTCAAATATGTAACTGTAAACATGGAAGTCATAATTGCAATGGCTGATAACGGTTACACACAGAAAGAAATGCTTGGTTTGGTAATGGAAGATATAGATAAAATATATTCAAAATTAGAAGAGATACAAAATGATCTAGCAACCAGACCAACAAGACAAGAGATTTACGGTTGGATTATTGCAGGTATTTCTATTGCAACCTTAATTACTGTATTAATGTAAAAAGCTAGATGAGGGAAATTTTCCTGCCACCTAGCTAATTACATCATAATTGATTTAATATATTTTTATTTTAAACACATGGTAAGACAAAATCTGTGTAAACTAACCATAGATTAATATGCAAGACGCATTTGAAAAATTTATGGCAGAGAATCCACAATTATTGGAAAAATCTCGTAAACCATATTGGGAAAAAACACCAGAGAGACAAGAACAATTTAAAATTGCATTAGAAAAAGTTTCAGAGGGTTACCCAAGAAAAGCAGTTATTGAATGGCTGATTACTGAATGTAATTGGACACTTAATTATAAAACAATATCCGATTACATAGGTAAACATACTGATGAGCAAGGGTAAATCATTTGAAGAATTTAGCGCCGAAGATTACAACCAAATAATTATTGAAAACAACGAATTAAAGGCCACAAACAGGCGTATTCTTAAATCATTGGAAAAGGCCAAGCAAAAGAAAATAGACCTCGTAAATGCCGTCTATCACGCTGTTAAGGACAATTTAGGCCTATTAGAGATACCTAAGCCAACAAAACCACCTATTGATCGAAGAAAGAG